GGAATGAAAAAAGCTTGCAAACCGTTCTAGTGACTGCTACAATAATATAAGCTTCAAAGAGAAAGGGAAACCAAATGAACAAAGCAGAAGCCCGTAGCCTATGGAGCGCTCTAAATTCTTGCACATGCAAACCCGGTGTGCACGCTCCATTTGATTGCGTATGTGTTCACGATGAAGTCATATACGCAACAGACGGATACGTTGTGAACCGTATCGAGGGGTTGTTTAATTCTGGCAGCGTGTTTAGTGCTTTATACAGAACTGATTTAGCGTATGCTCCGCGCGTTGATTTGTTGGACAAGGTGCTGACATACACCGTTGGAAACAAGGACTTCACAAGCGCGTGCGATTACTTCGACTCAGCGCAAGTAATCAAGGCTTTGAGAGTTCATAAGTCAGCCGGTGCGAAACATATACAATTCGCACCTGCAACAGGTCGTACTAAAGCACCTCTAATCATTCGCAGCGAGATACCGGCTACCCACGGGAGCATAATAATAACTTCAGCCATTCAGGGACTACGATAGAAGGAGAAACATCAATGACCACGGATGAACGCAAGCTTTTAATCAAGACCGATGAAGATTTGACTGAACTCTATAGGATGTACGCGGAAGATATCGCGCGTCTGTATAGACTTGTTCACGGGCTAGCAGGCGCGTTAACCGCGCTAATAGTGCTATTCGTGATAGTCACGCTTAACATATACGCTACTCTGGGGGTTATTTAACCCCCTTTTTTATTACATGTATAATCTCGCATTAGGTAAAGGCACCGTGCAAGGTGCACGGTGTCGCTTAGATGAAAGGATACCGATATGGACGTGAGCGCTATTACGGAGCTGGTGAGCAACGTGGCATTCCCAATCGCTGCATTTGTGATGATGTTTTACTACAGCACGAAGACCGTAGAGGACATGCGCAAGACCATCGAAGAGAACACTCTCATTATGACGAAGGTCATAGAAAAGCTCGACAGCATGAATCAGGAGGGCTAAGCGTGTTGAAGAAGCTTCTAAAGGGATGCGCGGCCTTTGTCGCGCTTGCGTCCGCTCTGGTGGTGGGTGCGCCGTCTGCGTTCGCGTGGCAGGAGATTGACTATTTCATCGCGAACGGACACGGCACCATTTCCCCTAGCTATCTTGTCATCCACTCCACAGCTAACCCCGGAGCAACCGCGTGGAACCACGTGACCTATTGGAATCGTGCGGGCAACAACGTGGCAATGGCTCAATGGGTGTGCGACTGGACGAACGGGGGTACCGTTTATCAGGTCATGCCCGGTAATGCTAAAGCGTGGCATGTGGGCAACGGTAACAACGTTTCGGTAGGTATCGAGATATGCGAGGGCACCACGCGCGAGCAGGTGGATACGGCACTCGATACAGCCGCTCAGTGGGCTGCATACTACTTGAATCAAAAGGGATGGGGGATTAATCGTATGGTATCCCATAACGATGCGCGCACGCTCTGGGGAGGTACCACGCACACCGACCCCATTCCGTATCTGGAGCGCTGGGGCTACAGCTGGGATTGGTTCAAATCGAAAGTTCAATCGTATATGGACGGGTCTACAGGCACCGAACCCGTACCCGATTCCGGCAATCAGAACAACGCGCCCGCGCATCCCACTGATTCCGTTGAAGCTCTGGCCGCTGCAGTCATGCGCGGAGAGTACGGGAGCGGGCAGGCGCGCCGCGATGCATTGGGTAGCCGCTACGATGAAGTGCAGGCGTACGTAAACTCGCACTATTTCGGTATCGGCTCAGGCTTCGGCTCTTCGCATAAGACCACTGCGGAGCTGGCCGCTGCAGTCATGCGCGGCGAGTACGGCAGCGGGCGGGCGCGGCGCGATGCGTTGGGAAGCCGCTACAATGAAGTGCAGGCGTACGTGAATAAACACTACTATGGGATTTATTAAAATAATCGTTGACACGCTTTACTGACATTGTTTATAATACTAATCAAGGCAACGGGGAAGGAGATGACATTATGCCTACCAATTTTGAACGTGGATTAATAGGCAGAACGGTAACGTTCTCGCACTGTAAGGGTCAGCGCGTTGTTGATGGGGAGTTCGAGCCATTCGAGTATGAACTGCTCGGGGACTATTCGAAGCTTTCCAAAGCCACTAACACGCTGCGTAGAAGGTTGAAAGACCCGACCATTACCATTACAAGCGTTGAAACGGACTCGGATTACTACTCAATGCCGATTAAGCTCTTTGTAGAAACCGCAATTAACTATAAGAAGGGACTCTAACCATGACTGAGACTACCCAGATTGCAACCATTGACACCGACACCAACCTCTACACTCCTTCTAGCTATTCCTCTATCCAGCCCACCGATGCGGAGACCCGCAAGCTCGTTGTTAACGCGATGAACAACGCGGAATCGCTTTCAGAGCACGAGGGCGAGACCTTGGACGTTATCGGCGTTTTCACCAAGCCCGGCGTGCGCCGCTCCCGCGAGAAGAACGGCGTTGATATGCCCTGCACCAACACCACGATTGTTTGCGCGGACGGTAAAGCGTACTTCTCGCAGTCCGAGGGCGTACGCAACGCAGCCGATAACTTCATGGCTGCGCAGCTCTTTGATTCCGGCGAAGTCGTTCAGATGAAGCTCGTTTCATCTAAGCTCCCCAACGGCAACACTCGCAAGACGCTTGTACTTGTCTAACATATATAATCCCAACCCGTTGTCTCTAAGGCGGTTCGGCTTGTAGCCGTTCCGCCTTTTTTTAACCGGAGGTGTTGAAATGGCAAGAGCCAAACGTGCATCTGATGAGACGTATAACGCCCGTAGGCGTGCCAAGCGTCTATTGGCGCGACTTGAGCGCGAGAATACAGCCGGAATGAGCGCATCGCAGTTGCGAGCGCGGACGGACTATATAGAGAGCGTGCGAGCGCAGATTGCCAAGTCATATCAAAAGACGCGTGCAGTATCCGAGATTGCATCTGCTAAAGAGCGCAGCCAAGCGGCAGCCGCTCAGCTCGACCGCATGACATCCGCACCGCGTAAGGTGAAGAGCGCTAAAGAGCGCTCCGATATCTTTTTCGCGCGTCAACTGAATCTTGCGGGTATCGGGCAACCTACAACGCTAGGAGAGCACGCGAGCGAGAAGGTATCTGTTTTCTACGCAGCAACGCGCCAACTATGGCGCGGGCGCGATACACGTAAGCGCAACGAGTACATAATTCGCGGCCTTGGCGCGAGTTCGTTAGCTGAAGCGTTCGAGAAGGTGTTAAGCGCCAATGAGGACGCTTTTCAAGCCGCGATAGGTTCCAAGGTAACATCATCGTTCGTGGAAGGGATTACCAGCGAGAACGAAGCGTTTTACAACGAAGTTGATTACGACTCCGAGTTGATGGGGTCGGAATGGTGGGTTTCTAGGGTTGTAATGTTCGGGTAGCTCGAAGGGCGTTAGAGGAAACATGACGCGCAAACGCGATAGCAAACAATTCAAGATAGCCGCGTCTTACGACACCGAGACATGCAACGTTCTTGTAGACGCTGCGGATAACAAATGGCGTGCTTATCCCGTGCTATATATCGTCAACGATTTGCGAGGGGTGGATATCCGCACGTACGAGGTCGGAGCCGGTAACGTGTCCTTTTATCGCTATGGCTCCGAGATGCAGGCCGTTATAGACGATTACATATCGTGGGGCGAACGCAACGGATGCGTCCCCATCATCTGCGCTTATAACCTCATGTTCGACCTGCAACCGCTCATGTTCGACTTAAATGATCGTTATGACATGGTAGCGAGCGCACAGAGCGCGACTAGCGCCTACACCGTGGATATCGTCCAAGAAGGCGTTGTAAAGCTCCGTTTCTGGGACACCTTCTATCTTGAGATGCGCGGACTTGCAAAGATGGGCGAGACCTGCGGCTTGCCCAAGGCCACGGGTGACTGGGATTACTCGATAATCCGCACACCGGAAACCCCGTTGACGGATGAAGAATTGTATTACGCCGGGCGCGATACGGAAGTAATCCCGGCTTACTTGCGCTACCTTCTTGAATCCAACGAATGGCTTAAACCTGAGTGGCTCGGTGTTCGAGTCCTTACTAAAACATCGCTGGTGCGGCAAGCCGGAAAGATGGAAACCGGGCGATTGCGCATCCCGCGCGGCGAGGGTAAACCCGTGTCCGTACAAGCCGCTTTCGAACGGATGTGCGCCGATGAACTCGCGCCTACATATGCGCAGTACGCGCTCAGGAAAGCGTGTTTTCGCGGCGGGTTCACGTTCACCTCCGCGCGGTATTCCGGAATCGTGCAGCGGAACGTGTACAGCATAGACGAGACATCCGCGCACCATGCCTATATCAACGGGCATATGACCCCCGTTAAGTTCCACGGCCTTGTTCCCGCTATCCTGCAGCATATGGCGGAATCCGTTGTAAATACGCACCTTGATACCGCTATGAAGCACTGGGAAGAGCCGTTTGGGTGCGCGTTTCATGCGCAGGTACGTTTCACGCGCCTGCGCCTGCGTGCCGATAGCGCGTTCGCGGCGTGGGATATCGCGTTGCTATCCGAAGCCAAGTTTAAAGGATGCGGCCAGTTGGGCGAGTGGGGTAGCGGGGACGCCGACAGGCAGACCGTAACCCAAGTGCGAAGCGCCGGTTACGTTGACGTTGCAGCCGGTGCGCGTTTCGCATTCGGAAAGCTTGTGGAAGCTCAATCGTGCATCGTGAACGTGTCGGAAATGGAACTGTGGTGCATGAGCCGCGTTTACGAATGGGATTCTATGGAAGTTATTCTAGGCGAGGGAACTTGCAAGTTCGTGAAGCCGCCCGATTACGTCACGCTGTTGTCCAACCTTTTCTATGCACGTAAGGATGCATGCAAGCAGATTCTAAAGACGTACGAGACCGGGCGCGCTTACACGGAGCCTATTCCGGAGAGTATCCCGGATGGAATCGCCGCGCGTATCCGCACCGGCGAAATGGAGCGTTCAGACCTCGAAGCATATTACGGGAGCACGGTAAAGGGAATGTTTAACTCGATTTATGGAATGGAAGCGCAAGACGTTTTCAAGTGCGCCTATAAGGTTTCGGAAGGAGAGATTAGCGTTGATAGGGATACTGTAGTCACGCGCGAGAACTACGAGGAGCACTACAAGGACGCACGTAAGAAGCTCGTTCTCTACCCTTATGGCCTTAGAATCGTTGGCGGTTCGCGCATGGCTATCGTTGCCGCTATCGAGCTTGTATATAGGGCATTCGGCGAGCGCGTGCGCGTGCTGGGAGGTGACACCGATAGCTTGAAGATATCTTGTGATTCAGGCGTGAGCGCGGATGACCTAATGGCTGCGCTAGAACCGTTTCACGCGTCCGTAACCGCGTCTATCGATGTATGCATGGAGCGCGTGCGCTCCAACTTCCCGTCTTACGCATCCCCGCTTACCGGAGTGGGCACGTTCGAGGTGGAGGGAGACGCGTACCCGCTCCATATGGACGCGTGGAACAAGGCGCGCGTGAGCTGGGACGGGCACCACGCGCATATAACGTGCGCGGGTCTTTCCAGACCGCAGGGCGCCTACCATATCGAGAATTGGATAGACGATATGAGCGCGCGCCACGGATTCGAAGAGGTAGCCCCGCGCGTACTCGGATGGGGCGTGCGCGTGTCGAACAAGGTATGCCACGCGCTCGAACACTACCGCCCGGCTGCATCGGATGTGTTCGATGCGCAAGTAACCGACTACACCGGCAAGACCGCGCGCGTGATATCTCGCGAGTCGATAGCGCTCTATCCGTCCGACCGCGTGCTAGGGGACTCGGAGAAGGGCGGCAACTCGCGCACCGTGGCATACGTTCGCGAGAAGTACGGGCGAGAGCTGGATACTTCCCAGCGCGTTATAGACGTGGCCGATGGGAGCGCGGTATATACATACACAGACGAAGAAGGATGTGACGTTGAATGGTAAATCTTAATGACGGCGTTCATTACAACTGGGAAAAGACGCTTTCATATAACGCGGATGTGACCATGGTTGTGGGCGCTCCGAACAAGGGCAAGACGTACGGCCTTCGAGCGTATGCGCTCAACCGCGCTATCAAGCGCGGTTGCAGGTTCGTGGAGGTGTGCCGGACGTTGGACGAACGAGACGCGGTAAAGAAAAGCTATTTCGACAAGCTAGCCGCGACCGATGACGATTTTGGGGCGTTCGATTACAAGTGCGAAGCGAACGAGTTCAAATACCGGGTGAAGGGCGCGAAGCGCGGCACGCCGTGGAATACGTGCGGGTACGTTGTCGCGTTCGCGGAGATGCAGGGAACGAAGAAGCGCACGTTCGCGGACGTTGAAAACATCATCTTCGATGAAGCTATCCTAGAATCAATCGATTCCACCCACACGTACAAGCGCAACGAATGGAACATGTTGAGCCGTATCATAGATTCATGCGCGCGCGAGGACGCCTATAACGATAGTAGGGTCAAGCCGCGTTTGTTCCTGCTGGGAAACGCGGTTGACTTACTCAATCCCTATTTCGCGGCGTTCAGTGTGCGCGGCGTGCCGTCCTACGGTTACACGTGGTATCAAGATAAGATGTGCCTACTTCATTACGTGGAGCCGGACGAACATGACGCCTACCGCATGGAGCACACGCTCGCCGGTCGCATGGGGCAGATTACCGGGTATACAAACGCCACATATGCGAACGATTTCAAGGAGGATACGCGCTACGTGATGAAGAAGCCCCCACGCGCAAAATACGTTATGGGCGTGGTTCACATGGGGGACGAGTATGGCATATGGGCTGACATGAGCGAGGGCTATTACTACGTCACTTCGACCATACCGAACAACGCGCCGAACGTCTACGCGCTCACGCGCAAGGACAACACGCCGAACCGCATAGCCGCGCAGCGGGCGCTTAAGACCATGCGCGTTATCGTCCAAATGTATTACGAGGGTAGCGTTTTGTTTGAGAGCGTGAAGGTGCGCGAGGGCTTTTTAGACGCTATGGCGCTCTATGGTGTAAAGTAGTATCCGCGCAAGCGATGACGGGCGCGCCACTCCATAAGTAGGGACGATTCGGGAAGCTATATCGTTCGGTCGATACCCGAACCCCGCGCGAGGTAGCAACGCGTTTTAATGGAACGCGTCTAGTTTCGCGGATGCGCTATAATGGGCGTGAACACGCATGTTTTTTTCATCGCGTGTTCGCGCTCGATTCATATACATATAGAAAGGGGCTTCTATGGGCGAAAACGAGAACCTAACACCCGAGGAAACCGAGATTGAGCGGACCGCAGGCGTTGACGGAGAGGAAGCGCACCGCGTGGGCGAGTTCGATGATTTGCGGATGCGCTTGGAGCGTATCGAGAGCGTTGTAAACGCAATCGCCGGCGTACTCGATGAGATGCGCGCGACCGCGGACGCAATCGACATCGACAACGGCGCGACCGTGATTGATGCGGACGGTGACGGGGATGCGGATATCATCGAGGATGATGTTATGGCCATCCCCGATTACGATGACCTTGATTTGGACTTGTAAGGAGATACACGAATGGCAACCAATAACACCACTATCGCCGGACGCGTGTACTTGTCCGGTACCAACGATTTCCAGCAGCGAGTACCTAACCCGACTATTTCCGGTATCGATGCTACTTCTAAATTCCTGTTCGACCCGATGAATCGCCGCTATCTTAACGAGTTCGTGGACGCTTTCGTCAACCGTATCGGTACGCAGATTGTCCATAACAACCAGTGGGAGAATCCGCTTACCGTCTTCAAGGGTTCCAACCTGCGTTACGGCGCTTCAATTCAGGAGAGCGCTATCAAGTGGCTCCGCGCCCACACCTACGATGTGGACGATGCAACCCTTCTCAAGGTGGAGCGACCAGAAGCAGCCGTGTGGTACCACACCGTGAACCGCAAAGACCGCTACGACATCACGCTCGAGTTGCCCGACCTGCAACAGGCTTTCGCGGACGAGATGGGACTTAACCGCCTTATCGATGCGGTTATGACCGTGCCGCGCAACTCCGATAACTACGATGAGTATCTTTGCATGCTCAATCAGATTTCCTATTATGAGAAAAATTGGCAGTTCTTCAAGCATCAGGTGAGCGCCGCGCCGACCGATGAAGCCACCGGCAAGGAGTTCTTGAAGGCCGTACGCGCCTATGCCAAGAAGCTCAAGTTCCCATCCTCGCTCTATTCGCCGGTGTCCGCGGAGTACGGTATTCCGACCTTTGCCAGACCTGAGGAGCTTGTGCTCTTCATCACGGCGGACGCAGCCGCTTCTATCGATGTGGATACCTTGGCAAGCGTGTTCCAGCTCGATAAGGCGGAAGCGGCCTACCGCACTATCGAGGTGCCGGAGTTGCCCGTACCTAACGCGTTCGCTCTTCTAACCACCGATTCGTTCTTTGTCTGCAACGATTACGTGTACGCTAACGAGAGCTTCTACAACCCCCAGACCTTGAGCACCAACTACTATCTGCATCATTGGGAGGTTGTGAGCGCGTCCCCGTTCGTGCCGGCGATTCTGTTCACCACCGATGCGGGTACCACCGCGCCCACGCTCACGCAGAGCGTTACCGGTGTTAATATCGCAGCCGGCGAGACCTCGCTCAAGCCCGGCGATGCCACGCAGCTCACCGTGTCGCTTACCGGCACCGTGACCGAGAACGATGAGGGTATCGTCGTCGCGCCCAGCGCCGTGACGTGGAGCGTCTCCGGCGAGACCGCGGCAAGTGACGGCGAGCCGCTCGACCTCAACAGCGCGACCCGCGTTGACCGTCTGGGAGTCCTTCACGTGCAGAAGACCGGCCTTGAAGCGTCCAACGTCCTTCATGTGACCGGCACCGCGTCCTACGTCAATCCGTCCGGTGCGACTACGCAGTGCACCGACTCCGTTGACATTACAATCGCCTAGCGGTTTATAATCGCTATAAAAGCGAACACACGCGCCCCCGCTTGTGAACGAGCGGGGGCGCTTTTAGTAAAGGGGGTATCAAATTGGATTCAGGATTCCCGAACATCGGAAACGTTGACGTATACAAGTATGACAACGCGCTCGATTACGCGCGCTTCAAGCCGAATGCGCGATTGAAGATGTGCAACGTGCCTTGGTGCGGGGACTATGAGAACGTTGTCAAGTTCGCCGATGATGACGCGCGCAATGCGTGGTTCGATGCGCTTGATGGCGATGTTATAAACCTCGAAACGATGTTTAACGTCAAGCCTGACGGGAGCGCAAAGGTACCAGTTCCGGTTACGTCCGCTCAAGGGTACAACTACCTCGTTGCCGATTTGCCGCGTATGACTAGCGACTCCCAGCCGCTCGAATACGCGGACGGCGCGCGCAAGCAACGCTACTTCTACTTCATCCAAGACGCGCAGCAACTATCGCCGAACACAACGCGCTTGGTCTTATCGCTTGATATGTGGACTACGTATATCAACGATATGCAATTCGACTACATTCTACTTGAGCGCGGACACGCGCCCGTTGCCGCGACTTCCGTAGCCGACTATCTAGCCAGTCCGCGCGAAAATTCCGAGTACCTACTTACCGCAGACGTTAACACCGGTGGGGAGCCGTATATCGAGCGCGCCCGCGCGGTCAAGAACTACAGCGCCGAGGGTCAGCGCGCTTGCATCGTGACATCGTGCGACTTACCCGGCAATCTGGGCAACGCGAGCGCGCCGCGCGTGCCGGTCGTATCCGAAGAGCTTGTTTCCGGCGTGCTCGCCGCGCGCGTGTATTCAGTCGCGATAGGTGACTTGGTTGGATTCTTGCGCGCTATGGAGAAAAACGCGCCTTGGGTCAAGCAGACCATTCAAGGTATCTTCTTCGCCCCGACCGATTTGATAATCCAATATTGGGATTTCACTATTTGGGGTTTCAATGTAAGCGTGCTAGGAGCTTCGCAGCGTGTGGATAAATTCATCAAGCCGGTGGCTAGCGACTTTATCTACCCGGCGCGCGCCGCGAAGTTCGCCAAGCTCTACACATATCCTTACGCCGCTATCCGCGTGAGTGATGAAACGGGCGCGTCTTCAATCGTGCGCGTTGAGGATTTGGGAGATACCGGCATCGAGGTAGCGAGCGCCCTTAATCTCATAATGCCCTATATAACGATCGATGCGCGTTTGCTTGGAATCGCCGGCGCAACCGATACGCTGACGTTCCAGACAGCGGAAGGGCGCTCGTATTCGTACGGTGGCGCGTGGGGCGATTACCTGAAACGCTGGAACGTGCCTATCATGACGGTTACCCAGAGCGCCGCGAGCCGCGCCGACTACTCGACCGTCTATGAACGCGCACACGCTAAGCTTGCAGCGGATAACGCTCTAGCTTCTTCACTTGCATCGAACGCGACCGCGAACACCAACGCGAACAACTCCGCGCAGAACACCGTTGACGTGAACGCCATCAACGTTGCCGCGAACACCGCTATAACGGAGAACTCGAACAGCGCGGCCTTGAACGGCGCTACAGCCGCTAACAACAAGCTCAAAGCCGACTGCGATAGCGACAACGCGACCTCTACGGCGATTACCGGGATGAACAACGATGTAATCGCGATTACCACGGCGAACAACAACGCCGCTTCTATCGGGCGCAACATCGGAAGCGTGATAGCCGCGTCATTCTCCGGGTCGGGTATAGGCGCTATCTCAGCCGGTGTAGCCGGTATCGCGGACACGGCCGTGTCGTTCCCGTCCGCGAACGCGGCAGCCGCTATCTCCCAATCGAGCAATGCAAACGCCGCTGCAATCGCGCAGACGAACGCGCTTGAGAAGACGCTCCACGCCGTCCAGTACACGGCAGCGAGCTACGGCGTGCAGAGTTCGGCCGCAACGAACGCGACCAATATACGCAACAACGCTAGCACGTCCTGCGCAGCTTCTAACGCTTCGCTCACGCGCACCAATGCCGCGAACACCAAGGCCACGGCAGACGCGAACGCGCAGCGCGCATACTCGACGGCGATAGACGCTATCAATGCGCGATTGAACCAAGCAGGCGTGGCCGCGCCTGCCGTGTTCGGAGCCGGCGCGAACGGGCAAGGGTGCGCCACGGCTCCGCGCGCGCTCTTCGCGCAGGTGATAACGCAACGCGAATGCGACATTATGAACGCCGCGAGCGCGTTCGCACGGTACGGATATACGCTCATGCGCGAATGGGACATGCGCGATATGCAGGTTATGAAGCACTTCACATATTGGAAGTGCACGGAAGTATGGTGTAGCGGCAACGGCAACGCTCTGGAAGACGCTCAGAACACCGTGAAGGATATACTTATGCGCGGGGTTACCGTTTGGGATACCCCAGAGGATATAGGCCGTGTAAGCATCTACGATAACTTTAGGGAGTGATGCAGCGTGAACGATGCAATCAACATCGATTCGCTTTTGAAGTCGGACACGTACCAGAACATGAGCGATGAAGAGATTCAGGCGCTTATCGATTACAAGGTCGAGCAAGCTAGAAAAGACGCTGTTATCAGCGCTGACTACGAAGCGCACGAAAAGCTTATGCAGCATCTTATCGATGAGCAAAAGCTAGCGAGCGATAGCGCTAACGCCGCGTTTGCACGTGCAATGATGGGCGCGAGCGCTTATAAGGAGGTGGACGCATGAGCAAGGGACGCAGGGGCTTAAAGCAGCGCCGCGCCTACCGTCCGGATTCGCGACCGGCGTATTGGCAAACGGAAGCCTACAATCAACAGTTGTTCAACATGTTCCAAAACGATTTGATAGAGCTAGCGCTGTCGCGCTTTAAATGGGTCGGGCTACCGGAAACGTGCAACGCGCGCTACCTCGAATGGATATTGCTCACGGAAGGAGCGGCAACGCTAGCCTATCCATCCCAGACAAGCGACACGCTTTTGTCGTTGAAGGCAGTCCAGCAGGGCGCGCCGAATATGTACGATGAGCCGCGCGCATGGCGCGCCATCGGCGCGACCGGTAAGACTAATTTCATGTGCAATTGGTCTCGCGGCGTGTGGATTTGGGAGAACGCGACCCGCTACCCGCTCATGGTGAAGATTAACATATGGGCGCGCGAGCTTGCCGACATCCTGCGCACGAAGCAGATTAACCGCTATCACATGCGCATGCCGCTGGTTATCTCAGCGCCGCAAGACCGCGCTTTCGATGTGCAGAACTTCTATAAGTCAATCGGCAACGGCGAGCCGTTCGTGTTGGCGTATGACAATTTCAGCGACATCCAGACCAACGCGACCATGCCGGAGCGAGCGCGCGAGTATATCGGGGACAAGCTTCAAACGGAATGGGCTAACACATGGGATGCGGTCTATAGAGAGCTTGGAATCGATTCGATGACGTTCAAGGCCGAGCGCATGATTGAAGATGAAGTTAATTCGACCATGCAGCCAACGGAGCTAGCGCGTCTATCCCCGCTGACTTGCAGGCGCACCGCTTGCGAGAAGCTCAACGCGAGATTTACCGGCAAGCTCACAGAGCCTATCACGGTCGTATGGGCGCGCGACAATATCACGGATAACTACGACATGCGGCACCGCTATGAAACGCTGTTTGGTAAGGAGGGGTAGTAGTGTTCGAGTTTCCCGAGGTTCCCGTAAACGATCGTTGGGACGCTATGACCGTCACGTTGGGCGAGTGGTACGAGATGGGCTTCTACCAGCCGCTAGTAGATGATTCTTGGAGGTTTGACGCATACAGCGAGCTGCAATATACGCAGTTGTGCCGCAAGATTATAGACAGGTTCTACTATCGCGAGGTATCCATCCCCACGCCCGCACGCTGGAAAACCGCGTACCTGCGAAAGCTCAACGAGATTATGCCTAAATATAAATTGCTCTATGAGCGCGTGGAGCAAGGCGTGAACCCGTTCCAAGCAGGCCGCGACCGCGCTAAGTCGCGAGATATCTTCTCGGACTTCCCGGAGACGATGCTTTCCGGCAACTCGGACTATGCGAGTTCCGGCACCGACCGCGAGAGCGACACCGTGCGCGAGGGCGATATAACGGAGCAAGCCGCGCGGTTCGCTGAATCGTGGAACGATGTTGATGTTATGATTCTCGATGAACTGGAGCACACGCTATTCACGTCTATAATGGTTCCAACCGTTCCGCTTTGGTAAGGAGGTTATATGTTCACACCTTTGCCGTATTTCGACCCGTTTCTAATCTCGAATCCTACGCTACCTAAACTGTACTGGGAGGTTAAAAGCCCCGAACAGCTAACCGCTAACCTGTACTGCATCATCAATGCGTTGAAGGATTACGTTAACGAGACCAGCGGGCAGGTGAACGAGAACAGCGCGGCGATTGACACGCTGGAAATGCTGTTTGATAAGTTCATGCAATCCGGATTCGATGACTACTACGCGCAGCAGATTGAAGAATGGATTAATAGCAACATCGGTTGGCTTTGGCAGACGTTCGGCCAGATGATGTTTGCGGGTCTGACCGATGACGGCCATTTCTGCATCTACGTACCGGACTCTTGGAGTGATATCACGTTCGATACCGGTGCCGTGTACGGCACCGAGGATTACGGGCGATTGATTCTAAGGTACGAGACCAGCGGGCAGGGCGTCATCGATAACACCGCGCCCAATTACCCCAATGAAAACGTTGCGTCTGATATCGCAAGACTGCAAAAGGAACTCAAAGAAGTAAAGCACACGCTTTACACCGCGCTCACCGATACGGAGGTGGCTAAGAAATGGCAGTAACCCCGCTTGAGTTCGGCAAGACCCTACGCCCTACCACGGTGGAGCTGGTCAAGAAGCTGAATGAGACTATTACAGCTGTGAACGCGTTGAATCCCGATTCTGTGACGCAGCTATCGCAAGACGTGGAGACGTTGAAGACAACCGCAAGCGACTTGACTTCAAAGGTGACGAAAAACACCGAAGGCATTACAACGCTTAAGCAAACGCAGGAATCGCACACGGAGGACATTGATAAAATGAAAGTGACTTTGTACACACCACTGCAAAGCACCGACACAGACCCATCGGGATACTAAGGAGTTTTAACCATGGCAGTTACACAGTACGTTGGCGCGCGTTACGTTCCACTCTTCGCGGAGCCGCTGGAATGGAATAGGAATACCGCTTATGAGCCGCTGACCATCGTTTACAACAACGGCAATTCGTACACGTCTAGGCAATACGTGCCTGCTGGTACCGACATTAGCAATGAAACCTATTGGGCGCTCACCGGCAATTACAACGCGCAGATTGAGCAGTATCGCGCGGAGGTCAAGCAGTATGACACGCGCATTACCGCGAACGATACCGCTATCAAAGCCGAGGTTACCCGCGCGACCGAAGCCGAAGCCGGCAAGGCACCAACGAGCCACGCGAGCGAAGAGACCGTGTACGGCGTGGGCAACGAGGTGAACTACGGACACGTGAGACTGGCCGCTGATGATACGCCCGTATCGAGTGATGCGGACGCGGGTATCGCGGCAACTCCCAAGGTTGTAAACGATGCGGTAACAGCCGCATCGGCTAAGCTGCAAACGTCCATTACCGACATCGAGAACGATGTTACAACCGTGCAGCAGACGCTCGAGACCGTTGAGGGCGATGTAGCGGATTTGAAGACCAAAGTTGGCAAGGGCGAAACGATCGATTCACTCTACGTCATCGGAGATTCATATCTCGAGGGCTACAACCCCGAGGGGTCTGTTACCGGATTCGGCAACGTCATCAAGCGCGCGCTCAAGGTGTCTACTTACAAGCAGGACGCACAAGGTGGGGCCAAGTGGGATAGCTCCACAGCTGAGCGCATTACGTCCGATGTGCTCAATTACGATGTGCTTCTAATCGCGCTCGGACATAACAATATGACATCTAATAACGTGACCGTATCGCAGAACGTAGCCGACACACTCAACAAGCTCGAGACCCTGAATTACAAGGGTAAAGTGTTCTTGTGCTCCACGCTTGCAACCGCTAAATACACGTGCCAGAAGATGCTCGAGGTTGACGAGAATATCGTCCTCGGTATGCAGACGGCCAGTTACTCGTTCCCCTGCGCGTTCCTCGCTAACGGCTGGTCTTGGCTTATCGATTCGGCTGACTACGGCACAGCCGACAAGGGGCAGCACCCCAAGCAGGCAGGCCAGAACCTTATCGCAGCTAATATCATCTCCGGTATGTATGGTGGTAACACGCTCAACGCGGCGCGTTCCTATGGCAGCTCGGGCCACGTCTACGTGTACCGCATAATGATGAACGTTGTCGTGCAGGTGCTTGGTGCGTCCGGTAATGACGGCACCGTTGTTTATAAACCGGCTCTACCGTTCAACACCGTGGACACGTATTTCTTCGTGATGCAGGGCAATGACGGCTCGACCAAAAACATGAGCTTCAAGTCTGCTGAGGGTGTGAAGATTACCTATCAAAATGTGACTAACGCGGTTTACGGAACAGCGATGACCACGCTACCGGAGAATGCACCGGCTTAAAGTTGCAGACCCCGCGCGGATAGTCGCGCGGGGTTTTTTCGTTGTTGCGAGAAATTATATAAATTGTTGTTGCTAATCGTTTCAGCATGCGCTATAATGGATTTATCGATAAGGGAAACACACAGAAAGGACTATCGGCAATGAAGGTTTACGAATACAGCAAGAAGGCAAGCAACGGAATCCGTCATGCGCATATTTGCGAGAACTCGAAGGCTATCAGCGTGTATCTTGAAACAAACTGCGATGTATACGAGTTTGACGCGGATACAATCCTGCAGGCAGACCGAATTATTAGGAACCACGGATTTGAGCCTATCGGTGAGAGCGTAAGCAATTCGGGTTTACTCTATGTGCAATTCAACGTTTGGTATTACGATTTCGAATACAACGATAAGCGCGTTAGGACGTTCTCGCGAATCGAAGATGCAACCCAATTTGTTACTTCTCTTGTTGACGATTCGAAACATAGATTTATCGAGTTGGAAAGTGTATACTAATAGGTGTGTTTCCTTCCTCTGGTCTAACCCGCGTGGCCTTGCTGTCTCAGGCTGCGCGGGTTTTTCATTT